GACTCCGAAGACGAAGGCCGGGACGAGCGCTCCTGGGCGACCGTCCTCAGCTACACCGTCCCGGTGGTCGTGAACCCGACCCCCTAAGGGTTGCCCGTTCCCGCAGTTTCAAAGACTATGGCAGCTATCCTCAACGGCACTTCTTGCATCTTCGGCATCGGCTCGGGAACCGTGGCGAATCTATTCGTCCAGTCCTTCTCCGTCTCCTCTGGCTTCAACAACGAAGACACGGTGCAGAACGAGGCCGGCATCACCGTCACCCATCGGCTCGACGATCGCAAGACGACCCTGAGCATCGACGGCATCGTGAAGACCTCATCGATTCCCGCGCTTGGCTCGACGCTGACCTTCACGACCAACACCCTTTCGGCCTATCCTGCTGGCAGCGCTTCGGCGAGCTTCGTGGGAATCGTGACCAAGGTCGACGAGAAGTCGCAGAACAAAGGTTTCTGCAGCGTCTCCGTCGAGGCCGTCGATTACGAAGGTATCACCTACGCGTAATTGACACCGCCCCGAGAGGGGTAGACTTAAGGCGTGGACGGAAGATTCCTACGCGCCTGGACAGACCCGGCGGCCAAGGTGCAAATCCTTGGTCGTTCCGTTTATCCGTTTTGCCTCAAGTACCGCGTGCGCCTTATGGCCATCGAGTCTCCGCTGCTTACTGGCAAGACGGAGCCTACCGCCCTGGACCTATTCGCCGCGGTCAAGATATGCGGCGAGGAACCGCTTGGCGATCTGGAGCCGGCCGAGGTCCGCATGGTCGAGCACCTCAACAAACACCCGGGCAAGTTCGCAGCTGAGATTGAGCGCTTCAGCGAATACTGCATGGTCGACTGCTGGCCTAGGTTCTGGGACACCCCTGAAAAGAAGAAGGGGACGGCCGACGACATCGGCATCCCTTGGCCGTTAGGCGTGATCGCGGCGCTCATCAAGAACGGCATCGACGAAAAGAGGGCTTGGGAAATGCCGGAGTGTCAGGCCATCTGGATGAACGCGGCTTGGTCTGCGGCCAACGGGTCAGAGTCAAAGATTCTGACGACCGAGGAGGAGGCCTTCATGGAGGAACAGGAGCGACTCGAAAAGGTTGCCCCTCCCGCAGAGGTAAAGACCCCCGAGACCAATGGCACAGAAACTTGAATATGAATTGAAGGGGAAGTCCGACGTCGAGCAAGTGACGGGTCGGGCGAAGAAGTCCGTCGACTCCCTGGGCGACTCCTTCAAAAAGGCCGGCAGTGACATCGGCAAGAAGCTCGCGGGAATGTTCGCGGCGACCGTGGTCTTCGACAAGGCCCTGAGTTTCCTTAGCAATACCTTTAAGCAACTCGGTGAGGTCGCCGATCAGGTGGACCGAAGCGGCCTATCGGCCGAGCAGTTCCAGGGGTTGGCCTACGCGGCGCAACAGTCCGGCGTGTCGGTCAACGTCTTGGCCAAGGCGACCCGCCAGCTGCGCGTGGACATGGCTGAGGCCGCCGCCGGCACTGGCAAGAAGGTCGAGATGTTCAAGGCCCTCGGCGTCACGATGGAGCAGCTGAAGGCAGGCGACGCGACTTCGGTCTTCCTGGCTATCTCTGCCGCGCTAGGCGGTGGGGCTGATGACTCCGAACGTCTGCTCATCACGACGGCCCTCTTCGGCGACAAGATTGGCAACGATATCCTGCCGATGTTAAGCGATTTCCAGAAACTCCAGAAGGACATCGCCGACGCCCCAATCGTGGACGCAAAGACGCTCAAGGCCATGGGTGATTACAACGACGGCATCGACCGACTCAGCGCCAGCATGACCAAGCTGGCCGCAAGCCTTTTCAATGTTTATAACACCTACAGCAAGTGGGCCGAGAAGATGGCCGAAGACGCTGCCTCTGGGATTTTTAATATCCTCAATAAGATTGGCCTAGGCGGAGCGGCTTCAAGCGCGGTGACCGGGGCGGTAACGTCTACGCCTATGGGCGCCGCCCTAGTCGCAATGGGGGCCGATGGTTCTACCCGTCCGACTGGCACGACGGCCGCTGCATCTGGAGGCGCCGACCGATCTAAGGCCTTGCTCGCCGCCATCAAGGCAGGCGGCGCTAACACGGAAAAGGAAAAGGCCGCGGACACCAAGGGCACGACCTCCAGCACGGGAGCCATCTCCGGCAACGTGATCGGCGTCGGCGCCAACCCCATCGTGACGGCCCTCCAAGAACAGCAGGGCATCGCCCTCCAGCAACTGACCTGCCTCCAGATTCTCGCGGCTAAGTATGGCTATACGGCCAGCGTCATGGACGTCACCGCGTCAGGCGCCACGCCTAGTACCCCGGCCAACTCCTCGACCAACCGCAGCCCCCTCGTCACCAAATCTAAATAACCATGGCCCTCGTCAAAGCAGGCAATGCCCTCACCACCAAGTTCGTCCAGCCCGGAGGCTCGTTTACCAATGACGGCTACGGCATGATGACCGCCCGGGCGACCTACATCGTGGACAAGACCGTGGGCGGTACGGCCGTCTTCACCGGGCAGGTGCATCCTGAGTACAGTGACTTCTTTTGCCACAAGTTCAACCTGACCCGATCGGGTCTGGAGATGGACACTATCGACGCCGAGTATGTAGGCATCGACAGCGCCGTGGGTAGCATCACCAACCCGAACGTGACCGCCTCGCACGGCCTGACCTCGGAGCACATCACGACCCACCCGAACTTCTTCGGACCGACGGCTCCTTTCACCACGGCCATCGCCGGCGACGGCGTCACATTCGCGACCTCCACCATCAACCTGGAGGAAAGGACTGGGGGCGTCTTCGGCGCAACCTTCAAGGGGACTGCGACTAATGCCGGTGGCTTCGTAGGGTTCAAGGATTCCAGCACGGCCGCCAAGCAGTACTACTACGGGAAGACCCACTACCTCTCCCCGATCACTTCCTTCTCTGGGACTATCTACACCAAGAACCTCGGCGACGTCACGACCATCAGGAACGCCGTCGGCAAGACTTCGGGAAGCAATTCATTCGGAGGCATCAAGCTGCTGCCTAATCACGTCGGCACGACTTGGACGGCCAGCGTCAAAGGAACGACCCGCGACACCATCCTTCTGTCTCAGGTTTCCTTTGAGGATTACTGCGTGCTGGCTGGCGGCACGCCTAAGATCGTTAAGATTAACTACGAGATTCGGTTCAACCGCGAAGGCTACCCGGCCGAAGTCTACGCAGGCGTATGAACTTTCAACCTGGCGCAGGATACGGCTTCACGTCAAGCGGGTACGGCGTAAGCCTGGACTCGTCGAACCCTTTCCCGGATGAAGGAAATACCAGCCCGACCTGTCCCTTCACCATTGTGAATAGGAGCGAAAGCACGACCTACAAGTTCAGCTGTACGCCCGGTATGGTCAACTCGGTCATCCCTCAGATCGGCATCTCACCTGACGCGACCAAGCGCCTAGACTACGTCCCGACCCCGACGACGACCTTCAACTTCGACCCGCTCACAGGTTATTCATATATCTATCTAAAGGTTTCCGCCGACTACTCGACCCCGCCTACGCTCTACCCGGTCACCGACCAGACCGATATCCTTTATCCGCGCATCATCTCGAACAGCATCCAGCAAGCGGCCACCGACGACTCTGCTTTCTTCCTTCTGGCCGTGGCCTACCAAGACCCGGCGGCGACCCCGCCGAAGCCGATTACAATCACTCAGCTGACGTGCGGCTCTCAGTGGTCTGACCGAATCAAGGTCGGCACATCTACCGCGAAGTACTTCTTCGCCCGCGCCTGATGCCCCTGCCTCCTCTGACGAAGGACTATTTCACCGTCGGCGGAGCCCAGGTTTTCGGCGTCACCTTGTTTACTTGGGGACAGGCCCGCTCGCCAGTTTATGCAGCGCAACACACCACTGGCGGATTTAGTTGGTCTAACTTTACCCACGCTTACGACTATTACAATTTCGGGCCAGGCTCCGCGATTCGAGCAGCCGACGCCCAAGGTCGCCTCTTCCGCGGGACTCCTTTTGCCGCGCCTGGTTACAACGACTACGCAACCTTTTCCGGCGGGAGCCCTCCCGCAATCGAGGAGCGTTTCTTTTTCGGCGGCCTTTACGAAGACCCGCTCAACCCTGGCCTCTTTCTCCCGTCCGTTTCAACAGGCCTAGATAAGGACTATGAGTCCGCGATACTGACCGGGGCCTTCTATGCGGGCACGACATCTTCGGTGACCGTCGGCGCAACCGCTTTTGACGGCTCCGACCCCTTCGGACAAAATATCGGGCCAACCCCTACGGGCGACATTACCGCGGTGACCTTGGCATTCTAACCGAAGTCTTTGACGGGATGCCCGCCCCCGCAGATTTAGAACGCCATGGCCAACACCACCATCTTCTCTAGGGGCGACAGTTTCTCCTGCACCTGGACATGGGTCCCTGGCGCTGGCGAGCCGGCGAACCTGCTAGGCACGACCATCACCTCGACCCTCCGCGATCACTGCGGCCACGAGTACGATATGACCGTGGCCCTCGCCGTTGACGGCCTGTCCTTCTCCACGACCTACGTCGGCGACACCTCTAACTGGTCCATCGGCCTAGGCAGCTGGGACATCCGCTTCCAATTCGCCGGCTCCCCCGTGACACATTCCAATATCTTCCGCGTCAAGGTGGAGGAGACCATCACTCAAGCATAACATGGCGACCATCAACGGAACATTCAACAGCCTGATTGGCGGGACCATCTCGGGACAGGTCGGGACGCCCGGGCCCCAAGGACCTGCCGGACCCGCTGGAGCTCAGGGCATCCCCGGCCCTGGCGTTCCTGTCGGCGGCATTGCTGGCCAGTTCTTGACCAAGACGACCACTGGTGTCGATTACGCAACCAACTGGTCAACCCTATCCCTCGCCGGTTACGCGACCGAGTCTTGGGTGACCGCTGGTTTTTATCCCTTAAGCGGAAACCCCTCGGGCTTCCTGACGGCCTCGGCTCTCACGCCCTACCTGACCAAGGCCGACAACCTCGGCTCGCTGACCAACTTCAGCTTGGCCCGAGATAACCTTGGCCTAGGCTCCCTTAACACCCCGACATTTTCAGGCGTCAACATCCCCGGCGCTGGGACCAGCGTGGCCAACCTCGGCGCCACCTCCCTGACCATCAACCAGCAGGGCTCGGGACAGTTCACAATCCAGCCGTCCCAGGGCATCGTCTTTCCCGACACCTCCATTCAGACGACCGCCTTCGTCGCCGGCTCCGGCTTGCCCACTGGCGGCACGGTCGGCCAAGTGCTAACCAAGGACTCGGGCTCGAACTACGACTCCTCCTGGCAGACCCTCATCCCGGGCGACCGCTACCTGACGAGCTCGACGACGAGCCTTACCCTAAGCAACGCTAACAAGACCCTCACAATCGGCACCGGCCTCTCTTACACGCCGACCCAAAGCATCACGATCTCTTACGACGAGTCGAACCATATGCACGGCGAGGTGCTGACGTACAACTCCGGCACGGGTGTGCTGACCGTGGACATCAATCACCACACCGGGTCGGGAACGTACGCCTCTTGGACGGTCAACGTGGGCGGCGTTGTCCCTGCTACCTCTGTAGCCTGGGGCGCCATCACCGGCACGCTCGGTGACCAGACCGACCTAGCGACGGCGCTCAACGCCAAGCTCGAAGTCACGACCGCGGCCTCGACTTACTTCACGATCGCTTCAGCTGCGGGCAAGGCGAACCTCTCCGGGGCTACGTTCACGGGCAAGGTCAACCTCCCAGACCTCGGCGTAAACACTCCTTCTCTGAACCTCGGCGGCACGGCCCTTAGCACGACCGCTACTTCGGCGGCCTCTGGCGATGTTTGGATCTCTGGAGCGACGTCCCCGAAACTCACCTACAAGGTCGGCGGCGCTAACCTTTACTGTGCGACGTCGAACCTGACGAATACTTTCTCGTCTGTGCAAATCATCGACGTCACGTCGGCGACCTCTGCGGCCCTGCGCGTCACGCAAAAGGGAACTGGGAACGCCATCGAGGTTGAGGACAGCACGACCCCTGACGCAACCCGTTTCGTCGTCGATCAGTTCGGCAAGGTCGGCATCGGCGTCGCCCCGGATGCGTCCGCGGCGCTAAAAGTTGACGGTAACGGAATTATGTTCGGCGATGGTACGACCCAGACGACGGCCTACTCTCCTCCTCCTCCTTCTTATTCTGCCAATCAGGCGATTGCCGATATGATCACGGGTCGTATTATTGCCACTAATCTTTCTGGAACAGACTTAACTGTCACATTTATGAGCAATCGTGCTTTCTCAAAAACCAATTTTGGGGACGACGTTACTGTTAATGGCTTTTCTGCTACATCTTGGAGCAACGGTTCCTTTGCGGGAGACGGCACATTTATGATTGATGCTACTTCTATTGTAGACCCTTACTTACTCGCATACAAAGGCACCTCGGCATCACTTCCTTTCGGAAACTTTGGATCCTAATTTTTATGATTCTCGCAGTCCTCTCCTTCATCGCCGGCCTGATCACGGGTCTGCTCGTCATGCGGAAGCACTCCGCCAAAGCCTCCGAGCTGGAGGCCAAGGGCAAGGCCGCTCTCGACGCGCTCAAGGGACGCTGACCCTGTGCGACTGTTCCTGGTCATCGCCGTCCTGGCCCTGACCGGGTGCAGTCTGTTCCGCAAGGGAGACGCCCTGCCGCCCCTGCCTGTCCAGCCGCCCGCCCCGACGAAGCCTGACGCCGTCACCACGCTAGGCAAAGACCTAGACAAGACGGATCACCGCGTAGGCGCTGCGCTCGTGGCCATCGAGAAGAACGCCGACAAGCCCAAGGTCGTCGTGGCTGAGTCTCGCCTAGCCCAGTCGTATCTGCCCGCCCCGCCCGAGGCCGACGTCGCCTTCGCCATGGCCCGGGCTACCAAGGCCGACCCCATCGACTACGCCAAGCAAATGGAGTTCGGACGCAAACTCGCCACCGCCGTCAACAAGGCTTGGGAGAAACTCGAGGCCGACCAATCTGAAGCCAAGAGGGTGTCCGATTTAAAGGACGCCCGCATCAAGGAGCTGCAAGCCGAGGTCGAGCGCGTGAAGAAGGACGCCTCCGCTCAGACGTGGACGCTCGTCGGTGCCGGTCTCGCCGTCGTCGGTGCGTTGACGACCGCCTTCGTCGGCCCGCGTATCGGTCTGCCCCTGCTACTCTGCGGAGCCTTCTGCGGTTCCGTTCCCTTCATCATCGACTCGCCCTGGTTCGAATATGCCGCCGGTGCGACGCTCGTCATCTCCTGCGGACTGGGGCTCTGGTGGCTCGCCGACCGCGTTAGGGACTCGGTGAACAAGCCCTCTCCTTCCGACGATGAGCAAGCCCCGCCCCAAGTCTGACCCTCCCGCGGTCAAGTACGCGGAGCCCCACTTCACCTTCCGCATCCTCGGGAAGACAAAGCCCTCGCACGATCCGAAGTGCAAGACACCCTTCGGCTACTGCTGGAAAGGCTACGGAGACATCCACGTCGACCCTCGGCAGCCGGAGCACGAGCTCATCGACACGGTCGTCCACGAGCTCATCCACGACACCTATCCTTTTCTCGACGAAGACGCGGTCGAGGCCGGAGCGACACGCATCGCCGAAGCCCTCTGGCGGATGGGATACCGCCGCACCGTCATCAACCCATGAGCCCTCCCTCTCCGCCCATTAATCCCGAAGAGCTGCCGACCGAAGTGAAAGACGGCGTTGTGGCGGCCGTCCTAGGGGGCATGGCCATGTGCGCCAGGCTCCTCCTCTCCACGACCCCCGTCTCCCCTGGTTGGGTAATCAGGCGCGTCCTCGCCGCGGGCATCACGTCCTGCCTCGCCGGCTACGCCATCGCCGAACATATCCAAAGCCCTGGTCTGCGGATGGGCGCCATCGGTGCAATCGGGTACTGCGCGCCGGAGGCCTTGGACTACGTCCTCAAGGCATTCAAGGCTCGCGCCGAAAAGGAAGTCGGCGAGATCGCCGGCAAGAAACCCAATGGCAAAGCAAAAGCCCCAGGCAAAGGAAAGCGGAAGCGGTAATCTGCAGATGGCCGTCATCCTGTTGACGGGCTTCGCGGGCCTGTCGGCGATCTCCTCGGCATACATCGCCGGGTATGTCCTCGACCAGCTGCAATCGACTGACGCCCTGGTGATGATCGTGACGGACGCGGGCCTGAAGTCCGACTCTGCCGACCTTGAGCGCAACATGAGCACGGCGACGATGGCCCTGAAGTCTGTCCGCGACCTTGGCTGGGCCTTGGCCGTGGGGTGCTTAGGGGTAGGGGTGGCGGTCTTCCTGCGTTCCCGCCGTCAAAACGCCTAGGAAGGGCAGGGAGAGGCCTTTAAGACCCCTTGACGCGGAGAGTCTAAGGGGCATAGTAGACCCCAGAACGGACCTTAACGGCGACTTGGGACTATCGGGCTTCACGCGGGAGCCCCCCATGCGTCGGGTCGGTTGAGGCCGGTCGCCTCGGTACCCTCGCCGGAGGGCACCCCATTTCTAGTGGTCAAAGTTTCCGACAAAAGACCTTGACCGAATGATGAAACTCTCGGAGAGTGTTCGGGCACAACCGCACATGACTACCGCCGACACCATCACCCTCCGCAATATGCAGCTTGAATGCGCCGCCTTCCGCAAGCGCATCGACGCCGCGATCCGTCAGGTCCGCAAGGCCTACAACAATGGCACCCCGACCGAAGTGGTCGAACAGCTCCACGCCGCCGTCAACGACTGCGAAGATTCCTACATCGTCCTCGTCAACCAGATGAACGAGTTCGCCCGCAGCCGAGCCTAATCTCTAACCCAACGCACGCACATGACTAACACCGTCACCGTTAACGAAACCTCAAGCGGACGCTATATCGGCGTCCAGTTCTTCCTCGTCCGCAAGGCCGAGAAGGTCATCGCCCTGATCGCCAAGAAGGACGACTCCGCCGACTGGCTTGTCAGCCGTCAGGACTCGCCGAAGTTCTCCCGCACCCGTGGCTTTAACGCTCGGTGCTTGGACAAGGACGCCGCCGTTGCCAAGGCCATCGAGCTGCACGACGCGCACCAGGCGTTTGCCAAGTCCCTTGCCGATGCCATCACCGGCAAAGGTCCGAAGTCCCTCCTCGGCGGTAAAGTCGAAGTCATCTAATCTTCCGCACATGAAAGCCCTCGTCACCCTCGCCGCCCTGGTCATCTTCGGATGGCTCGCCCTCGTCACCTTCTGCGGTCCCGAACTTTACCGGGCCATCAACGGCCCTGAGCCGGTCAAGGCCAAGGTCGTCAACCGCCGCGCCCGCTGATCGCCATGCTCGACGAACTCTTCCGCAAGGTCGAATCACAGTTCAACGTGCGTCCCTCGACCCGCCGCCCCGCCGGCCCCCGCACGACCGCCATGCTTGCCAAGGTTTACTGCGGCGAGACCCCGGCACTCTTCACCTGTGAGCCTAAGGTTGACGGCGTCCGAGTCATCGTCACCGCCGACCTGGACAGCCGCCGCGTCTCCTTCGCCTCCCGCCGTGGGAACCCCATCCCGTCCCTCGACCACCTAGCCGGCGAAGTGCTCGACCTATTCGGCGCCATCCGCGGAACGTGGACCCTTGACGCCGAGGCCGTGGCCGGCAAAGGTTTCTTCAATGACGTCGGCGAGATCAGGTCGGCCGAGCCCGCCCTCGACGCCCGCCTCTGGGTCTTCGATGTCCCCTCCCTCGCCAACCGCGAGCAGCGCGCCCGCCGCAAGTTCCTCTGCGACCTGTTCGCCGCCGCCCTTTCCTCCCCTTGCTCCCTCCTCCTGATGCCCTCCCTCTCCGGCGTATCCCCCGAGGATGCCTTCCGCGAGTTCACGGCACAAGGGTTTGAAGGCGTGATGATCAAGGACGCCTCCGCCCTCTACCACGTCGGCACCCGTTCCTCAGCTTGGCAGAAACTCAAGGCCTCCGACACCGTAGACGCCGTCATCGTGGACGTGGTCGCCGGCAAAGGTCGATGCGTCCACATGGCCGGGCATATCGTCGTTCGCCTTGGTCGTCGGTTCGTCCGCGTCGGTACCGGGATGACCGACACCGTCCGCCGTGATCTCCTCGCCCGCCGTTCCGAGTTCATCGGCCAGACCGCCGAGGTCGCCTTCCACTGCGTCACCCCTGACGAGTCCCTCCGCCACCCTTCCCTGGTCCGCATTCGCGGCGACAAGTAATCTCCCCACCATGCCCAACGCACACCACCCCTACACGGACCGCCTGACCTTCGCCGGGCGGCCTATCCCCCTCAAGCGCCCGATGGCCGTCTACGCCGCCAACCGCTTGCAGGCCATCCTCCCGCAGATCGCCGCGCTCAACGCCGCCGGCAAGTCTCAGGCCGACGCCGCCGCCGCCCTGGATACGACCGTCTGCACCCTCCGCCAGTGGCTCGACATCACAGGGACGACGTGGGTAAACCTAAAGAAGCGCGGCCCCTACAAGCCCCGCGCCTAAGACCATGCCCAAACCAAACCTTCCCCGCGGCTCCAAGAAGACGCACGTCATCAACGGCGTGCAGATGAGCAAACTGAAGCACGACCGCATCCGGGCTTTCGAGGCCATGCTCCCGCAGCTCGACGAGCGTGAGCGCCTGAACGCCCCCGACGTGGCCGCCCGCCTCGGCTGCTCGGCGAGTAACGTCAACCTCTGGCTCCGCATCCTCGGCCGCCGCCTGAAGAACCACAACGGCCGGACGTTCTTCAAGCACGATACCACGGACTGGCCCGCCAAGATTCTCCCGATCTACAAGAAGACCGGCTATGCCGCCGGCAAGACCGCGGAGGCCGTCGGCCTGGACAAGTCGGTCGTCTACCGCTGGCTTGCCAACAACGGCCACCTGAAGCGCAAGTACGCCGAGCGCGACGTCTCCACCCTCAAGCACCATGCCTGACCCATCCCACCGACCATACAAACCCATGACCATAATCCGCCCGCACACTAAGCCGCCTCTCTGGTGGCTCTTCCCCTGGAGCTACGCCTCCACCCTGCACATGGCCGCCAACGCTCTCCGGGCGATGTGCGACCGACAGGATCAGGCGCTGACCATGCAAGCCCACATCATCGCCGACCAGTCCGAGGAGATTCACTTCCTCCGGCAGCGCGTCGATGACCTGGACGACGCCATCATCCGCGGCGCCGTTATCAAGGACGCTGGCCCCATCCCCGAGGACTCCGAGTCGTGAGCATCCAACACCCTGACGGCCTCGTGGCCCTCTTCTCGGAGCTGTACGAGATCAACTGCCGGGTCGAGTGCGGAGACATTGCGTCCGCCAAGGCCGCGATCGCCTCGGGCCGGATGAAGAAGCTCCTCACCCACTACGAAGAGGCCCTCTGGGAGGACGGCGTCGAGCCCCTCAAGCTGGAGGCCTACGTCGCCGCCGGCGGATGGGTCGGCCTGACCTACTCCTACCGCTACCCTGCGGATGGTTTCACGGTCACCAACTCCGTCACCCCTCGCAGGGTATAACATGCCTAGGCGCTACAGCATCATCGCCGGGGTTGCGTCCATGAAACCCGACGGCCCTTTCGTCCTTCACAGGGAGGTCGAAGAGACCCTGAAAAGGCGAGAGGCCAAAATCGAAACACTGAAAAAGCAGATAAACGAACGAGACCGCAAGCTGCTAAAGAGCTCAAAGGGCGTCGTTCAGATTAGCATCAAATCAACCAACGGGAAGACATACGAGATCACCCTCGACGGAACCCTGACTATTAACGGACTAAACCTATGACCCTTAACCAGCGCTTTTCCGTCGTGGCCCTTCTCCTCCTCGGCCTATCCGCCCAGGCTAAGACCGACATGGCTCTCCTCAACGCGATCGGCGACGTCGAAACCGGGCACCTCGCAGATCAGCGCAAGGCCATCGGCCGCCACGGCGAGCGGGGCAAGTACCAGATGAAGGCCTCCGCTTGGGCCGACGCGAACGCGCAGCTGAAAGCCGAAGGTCGCCCGACCTACTCCTGGCTCCAATGGCGGGACGCGACCGCCCAGGACATGATGGCTTGCGCCTATCTGCGTTGCCTCAGGAGACGCTTTAAGGCCGATGGCTATACCACGCCCACCCCCGAGCAATTGGCGGGGGCTTGGAACCGCGGATACGAAGGGGCGAAGTCCTACGGCTTTCGCCCGAATCAATACGCCGTCCGCGTCGCCAATTTATTTGACTCGCAGACCCGTTGAGCATCGGCAAAACCTTTGACCATGGGACGCATACTAGTGGCAATAGACCCCGGCCAATCGGGCGCCATCGTGTGGTCGAAGGACGGCGAGCCTGAAATCACCGCCGACAAGATGCCACCGTCCGACGTGGAAGTCTGTCAGTACATCGCCGACCTCTCGCTCAAGGCCAAGGACGTCGAGCTCTACCTTGAGGAACCTTCTCTCACCGGCTACGGCCCGGGCATCCCTGGCTACTCCATCGCCCGCCTCGCCCAGAACTTCGGCATGATCTACGGCGCCGCCGTCGCCATGGGCTGGAGCATCCACCGAGTGAACCCCCAGGCTTGGCAGGCCGCCCACTCCCTGGGCAAGAAGAAGGACCACGGCAAGAAGTGGAAGACGCACCTGAAGGCCCGCGCCCTTGAACTCTACGGAAGCCGTATCGACGTGACGCTTGCGAACGCCGACGCTTTGCTCCTGTATCATGCCGCCGTCCGAGGCGCCGTTAACTGAGTTTACATAACTCGACCAAACCCTCTCATTTGTAACCTTTCCCATTATGAAGAAATCCGCACCCTCTAACGTCCCAGAGCTGAAGGCCTACGCCGTCATTCCCGGCACCCGTTACATCCTGCTCCCCGACGGCACCGTGGCCAAGCCGCTCACGCCGACCATCAAGCCCGCCGGCCCGGCGTTCAACCTGGTCATCGACGGCGAGACCCGCCAGATTTCCTTGTCGGTCCTGAAGGACAGCATCGGCAAGCCCGACATCCGCGACCTGATCCGCAAGGACTGACCAACCCTTTCCCTATGCCCAAAGAAACCAGCACCCCGTCCGCCGCCTTTGTCGCCGCCCTCAAGGCGCTGCACAACCCAAAGGCCAATGCAATCAACCCGGCGTTCAAAGCGAGGTACGTCAAACTCGATTCGCTCCTGGATGCCATCAAAGAAGGGTTCGCCGATCATGACGTCACCCTCGTCCAACACATGGCGAGCGAAGAGAACAAGGTCGGCATCGTCACCTATCTGCTTCACGGGGCCTCCGGCGAGACTCTGCCCAAGGAACCTAAGGCCGTCATGGTAAACGCCCAGGGGTTGAGCCCTCAACAGATCGGGGCCAACGTTACTTACCTTCGACGCATGACCGCGGCGACTGCCACGGGCATCAGTGTGGACACGGACGACGACGGCGCAACGGCATCCCGCCCGACCATCACCGGCTCTGGTCGCCCGTGGACAGCATTCATCCCCGCCGACCTTACCGACAAGGCGAAGGCCTACGTCGTCGGCAAGGGCTGGCTCAAGGACGGCCAGCAGCTCATCGACCTCCCCCAGGAGCACGTCGCCACGATCCTCGGAAACCAGACCGCGTTCCTCAACGTCATCCGCCGATGAGCAAGCCCGACGACTTCGACCCGTTCGACCCCATCAAGGCCGCGATGGGCTTCATGCACAACGCCAACCTCCTCGCCGCCAAGGACGCCCGAATCCGTCAGCTGGAGGAACGCCTGGAGACCCTCCGCGAGGCCGGCGACGCCCTCGCCTATTGCTTCCGACACGCCCACACTATCGACCCGCAGGAAGTCATCGACGCAATGCGCGAGTGGCAGGAGGCCCGCATCCATGCCTAACAACGAAGAGGTCTGGGCTGATGCCTGCCGCCGTGCCGAGAAGCGCTGCGAGAACCAAGCCCAGACCATCGGCGAACTCCGCTACGCCGGCAATGAACTCGCCCGCGTCATGGAAGACATCCTCGGCTCTGGCATGGTGACCTGTCAGATTTCCAAGGCCGTGATGATCGCCACCGTCGCCAAGTGGAAGCAAGCCCGGTTCGGCCAATGAGCTACTACGAGAACCGAATCAAAGCCCTGGAGGAAAGGGTCGCCGAGATGTCTAGGATGCAGCGCATTAAGGCCATCCCGGTCGAGTCCAAGCTCGTCGAACGCATCGCCCAACTACAGGCCGAGAACAAGCGGCTCATCAAAGCCGGCGATCTGCTCGCATTTCATTATACCGCCCTCGGCCGTAAAGTCTTTAGCGACGACTCTCTACCCTCTAGCATAACCGAATGGATGGAAATCAGAAAAGCCAAATGAGCGACCTACCCAAAGGCATCGAGCGCATCGCCCTGACCGTGCCTAAGCAATACGCCCTGCTCATCCTCCTAGACGGTTTCCCATACGTCGAACTGACCGCCCGCAAGGCCGCCGACTTCATGACCGACCTGAACGCCTGGAAGCGCAAGACGTTCCCGTCCCTCCGGCGCTCACAGGTCCGCTTCTTCACCGCCGCCCCGAACGGCGAGATCAAAGAGCTCCACCTTCTCCAATGACCAACCGCGAACATATGCGAAACCTCCTCGCGCAGCTGACGGCCGAACTCGCCGCCATGCGCCCGGATACTCCCGCCGCCGACCTGATCGCCGACGCCGGCCGTCTCGACGACTGCCTCCACGCCGCCCAGACCGAAGTGACCGCCCTCGACCCGGAGGCCATCGAGGAGGCTTATCACGTCAAGCCCCTGTATGACCGCCTCAAGGTGATCGTAGCGAATGAGCGGACCCTACGGAATCATCTCGACCGCATCGCCCTCTCCGCCGACCATGCGCTCGACCTTTGCAACCGGCTATCCGCACAAGTCGAGGAGGACAGCCCTCCCGAAGACGACGCCCTCTGACCCTTTCCCACCAAGACGCACACCATGCAAATACCAGACCGCCAGACATACGACGCAACGGCCGCACTTAACTACAGCGGGGCGAAAGCCCTCTTGGTTTCCGGCCTCCACTATCAGCAGTACCTCAAGCGCGATCAGGAGCCGACTCCGGCCCTCATCATCGGCTCGGCCATTCACTGCGCCGTGCTCCAGCCCGAACTCTACGGCTCGCTCTACGCGACAGCCCCCGAAGGACTGGACCGCCGCACGACCGCCGGCAAGGCCGCCTGGGCGGAGTTCGCCACCCTCAACGAAGGGAAGACCATCCTCAAGTCCGAGGACGCACTGACCGTCGAGCAGATGAGCAGCGCCGCCCGCGATCTCCTCGCCAAGCATAAGGTGACGATCGCCAGGGCCGAAGTCATGTACGCCGTGGACTACTGCGGATGTCCCCTCAAGTCGGCCATCGACCTCGTCTCGGAGGACGGCTATATTTGGGACCTGAAAAGCTGCTTAGACGCCTCGCCTAAGGGATTTCTCGCCGCCGTGCGTTCGTACCGCTATAATTTACAGCAACACTTTTACCGCACCGTCTACGAGATTGAGACGAAGGAACGCCCGCGCGGCTTCCGTTTCGCTTGCATCGAAAAGGAGACTATGGCGACGGCCGTCTATGAGCTCGGGCCTGAGCTGACGTCCTACGCGGTCGCCGATTTCGAGAAGGCCGTGACCCTTTACAAGTCTTGCTCCGCACTGGGCGAGTGGCCCGGCTACTCCGACGACGTCCAGACCATCGACCTGAACGCGCCGACCTCCGCAGCAACCCCTATAAACTTCGCCTAACATGGAACCCAACAACGAACAGAAAACCCTCACGGACATCTCCGTGAGCGGGACCTACAAACTTAAGCTCTTCCCCCTCAAGTTCGGGAAGTTCAAGCCCGACATCGACTACACGACCAAGGAGCCGAACGGCTGCATCTTTTACATGATCCATTTTCAGGACGACAAGGGAAACTGCCTGAACAAGAAGTTCAGCAGCAAGAGCCCCAAGGCGCTGAACCTCCTGCGCGCCAAGTTCGGCGGCGGCTGGGCTGAGGACAAGGACCTCCTCCGCGTGGACTGCACCGAGGCCGAGTTCATTGAGTTCATGCGCCCGGCGTTCCTCCAGACTTGCCTGGTCGGCGTCGAAATCAAGAAGAGCGGCGTCGGCAAGACTGGTCGCACCTGGTACAACTACGACCTGATCTACCCGAAAGGCTCTCAGAAGCCCACGGTCGCCGAGCCTACGCCCGAGAACCCGCCTTTCTGATGGACAACCACATCAAGCTGCGGGAGGCCCTCATCGACGCTTTGCTCAAGAACCCCGACATCAAACTCCGCCGCGTCAGGCGCAAGGTGAAGATGTCAGGCCGCCAGACCCGCATCGCCGCGCGCCTCGCCAAGGCCATCCGCAAGGCCAACGAGACCGCAGCCTAATGGAACCCATGTCCGCCCCGACCCTTGTCCTGATCTCCGGCTTCGCAAGGGCGGGGAAGGACACCCTCGCGGAAGGCATCCTGGAGTGGTCACGCCGCCCGTCGCGCAAGACCTCCTTCGCCGCTCACCTGAAGGACGCCGCGAACGACTTCATGTGGAGCCTTAACCTAGAGGGGGACTTCCACTCGGAGCCCTTCAAGGTGAAACATCGGGACGTGCTCGTCACCCTTGGCAAGTTCGCCCGGTCACTCAACCCAGACGTCTTCGCCGAGAACCTCGCCCACTTCGTCCCGATCCAGATGGGGCCGGATGAGGTCGCCCCCGAGACCGTGGTCGTTTCCGACTGGCGATATATCAACGAGCTCAGGGTCAGCCAGTCCATCTTGTGGAACCTAGGCTGGAAGGTCCGCACCGTCTACGTCTCCACGGCCGGCATCGGCCCCGCGAACGACGAGGAGCTCGACAGCATCTGCGAGATTAAGCAGTTCCATTCCTTCGACCAGGAGTTCGTCTTCGCGCCTAACTCCCGCCAGTGCATCCTCGCCGAAGGGCGTCATCTGGCCAAGACGTGGAATCTCTGATCGTGGAAGAGCCCATGTCCATGGAGGAGACCATCGCATGGGCCAAGGGCATTGGCATCTCCGCCGAGCGCGTGGCGTTCCTCCTCGCCTGTCCCAAGTATACCCGCACCGGGCGAAAGGACCAGCCCGCCTTCATCAAGACCGACAACCCTAACCACCACCTACAGAAGCAGGGCGACTGCTGGTGGCTTCGCATACGCCGGCGCAAGACCGACATCGTCCACAACCTGGGCAAAGACCTGGAGACAGCCCGCCGTCACCGCGACGAGATGCTCGCGGCCTACGACGCCGGCAAACCCATTCCCCACCTGACCAAATGAGCAAGCTGACCAAGTTCATCTACGCCTCCGACAGTCATGGAGACATGGCCGACCCCGAGGCCTTGGCCGCGCTCTACGAGTTCACTAAGGACTTCGGCGGGAGCAGCGTCCTCAAGATTGCCGGTGGAGATCAGTACGACTTCCGCTCCCTGCGTAAAGGCGTCGGCACGGACAAGGAAGGCGCTGAATCGCTCCAGGCTGACATCGACGAGGGCAAGCAGTTCTTTGACCGCTGGCGTCCTAACGTCTGGCTCTGGGGTAATCACGAGCACCGCCTCGAC